TTAAGAAATCGGTCTAGATAAATAACTGCTAGGATCTATCTGATTGCGCTCTAATAAATATTCTGACTTATTGACAATTTTATAGTACCTAATTTTCGTTTTCTCAACAAGCTTATCCATAGTCAATTGGATAACTGAATCTGGTGTCCTCAATCCAAAGATGACTTCAGAAATTTGAGAAGATGCAAGAGAGATGGGGTTTTTATGAAGAAAGGTATTGGGGATTACTACTCTTCTTTCTTCTTCATATTTCCAATCCTCATATTTTGTACGTACAAACTTATCTAAATCTTTAAGCTCATCCCGTAATAAGTTCAGCTGCTTTGGCTTTTCCTTTTTGTAATCAACAGATAATGCAGGCATGAAGCGAGGATCAATATCTTTCCTTTGGATTAAGATTTGGTCTGCCTTAAAATGCAGATTCGGACTATCTGATACTTGATGAGTTTTAATCCCAACACATACTCCTAAATGTTCTTGCGCATAATGTGACCACATTAAAATTTTATTCCAAGATGTGGCAAGGCAAAATACTCTTAAAAAATCTATTTGGTGTACTCGATTGAGTATCTCTTTATAAATATCTTCTCGTCGTTGAGATTTTATTTTTTTAAGCACAACTCCATCAGGTGTTCCCAGTTTTAGAAGATATTGCCTTAGTTCGTAGTTTGAACCTTTTACAGTAACATCAATAATGCTATCGAATGGATCGTTAAATTTCTTTGGGTCTGAGAGATATACTTCTCCATCTTTTATTAGTCTTAGCGTGTTTTCGTTTAAAATTGGATTGTTGTTTTCATCTAATTTATAAAGTTTTCTATATTTATAAATTATATTATCCATATTTGATATAGTAATATGGATCTATAAAATAATAAATACAAAAATTCCCCCGGTTGCCCCTATTGCTGCTCCTGTTGGACCTCCAATAGCGAAACCGGCCCCGGCGCCAGCGGTGATAAACGCAGCCGCTTTCCATAGCTGTGCGGATCTCCTGGCCTGATCCCGCGCCTTCTCAATCCTGGAGATCTCCGCCTCCAAGGCTGCCCGGATAGCTGCTATTTCCTGGGCGTGGGCCTGCTTCAAGGATTCCTGCGAGGCGGTCGATTTCTTCAGCGATTCGCTCAATGACGTCCGCTCTGCTTCCGCCTTGCTCAACGATAGATGCAATTCCCCGACTCGCTTCAATAGCTCCTCGGAGTCCTCCCTCCAGCCGGCTGCTTCGCTCCGTAGCTTCCCGGAGAGACTTCTCAAGGCTGAGGCTAATGTCGCCGGATCTATCTGCTGCGGATTGTTCGATTGCTCGGCGCTCTGCTGCTGCTCCGTCAACGGTTCCGGCTCTATAGCCGGCGGGGTATCCAACTCGGAAACCTGCGAAAAAGCCACCACCGAGCAGAAGGCAAAGAGCAGCAGTAATGATAATCGCCTTGATTTTGGCATTCATGCCTGCCCCGCTGGCAGGCCGAAATGCTCTCGGGCCTCCGCTTCGCTGTCAAACCAGTACCAGCCGTCCACGGGGTATGTATACTCGCCATGCTTCGCCCTCTCTAGCTTGTAGTCCCTGCTCTCCACGAAATTCGGCCCGAAAAGTAGGGTGCCGTCATCGTTTTTATAAAATCCGCTCGTGTCGTCCATACCCGCTCCTTATCCTGTAATGGTCCAGCCCTTATCCGTGGCGATCGCTCGCTCGGCCGCGGTAAGGCTGGCAGCCCCTGGGTTGTTGGTGATTGTGATTGTTTGTCCAGAGACCGTTTTCAGGTTATTGAAAATTTCCACAAGTTCTGGCCTGTGGAGGAGGCAGTCGGCAAATGATATATTTAGCGCAATCCCGGTAATGTTTGCGCGGCGTAATTTGTAGCAGTACGCGAACATTGAGGATAAGCTTGTCGCGTTTTCTACATCAATTCCTGAGACCTCCTCCAAAGAAGAACAGTTATAGAAAGCGGCCACGCTCGTTCCCGATACTTTTACTCCGTGTAAATTTACCGATTTAACCGCGTAGTTATATTCAGCGATTCGTTCGAGCGAAGTGATCGTTTTCCCTGCCATGTTGAGGTCTATATCTGTTATTCGATAACAGTTGCGGAACCATCGCTCTGTTTTAGTGGGATTCGGGTCTTCAAAATAAACCGTTTCAAATGCCCCGCCGTTTAGATTTAAAGCTGTTAAATTAGCAGGCCCGAAAAACCTTAACCGTTGTGCATAGTATGACGCCTGTATGCTCAGGTCGTTCATGCTGGGAGCCCTGACTGAAATATCTAAAATAGCGAAATGACTTTTGAAATTGTTAGATATGGTAAGGCTCGTGAAGCTAGGACATGATATTGTGATAATAACCTGCTTGTAGCCATCTGGTGTCAGTGTCGCCTCTGGTAATGCAGCATAATCATAGGCATGTCCTGATGTGCCAATGATGTTCTCGGGAGGACTACCATCTCCCCAGTCAACGGTATAGGTGCCACTATATACTGTAAACATCTGTGTCATATCTGACACATCGCTATATATCCCAACCAGCAATATTGCTTTTTGCTCGCCTGCGGGGATATCCGGCATAGGTAACCAGTCGGCGGGGCGGACCCACCCCTGGACCCGCTTATTTATCAGAACCTTGTGTAGGGCCAAATCGTTCTTCATTCGATCACCTCAGTTTCGGATAAGAAATCCCCGTCGCTGTCGTAGGTAATCGAGTAAATCCGTTGGCCGGTCTGCGTAATTCCATCGGCCGCGAAAAACGTAACCGTCCTGGTCGTATAGGCCGGCGAAGTGCCACCGGATAGTACGGAGCGCTTGCGGAGATTACCGAGAACATCGCGGAATTCGATAGTTGTGAAAATGCCGCTTGCATCCTTGTTGGAGCACTCGACGGAATACCCTTCGTAGCTCTCCCCGGGGGTTCCCTGAGGGCCTGCGAGGCCCTGTTCCCCTTGCGGTCCGGCTACTCCCTGTGGTCCCGTTTCTCCCTGGATTCCCTGGGGACCGGGATCTCCCTGAACTCCCTGTGGGCCTATTTCCCCCTGAATCCCCTGGATGCCTTGAGGCCCTACCAGCCCTTGCTCGCCTTGAGGCCCGGCCGGTCCAGTATCCCCTTGAGGCCCCGCTGGGCCCTGAATCCCTTGTGACCCCTGTGGCCCTGCGGGACCGGTTTCCCCCTGGTCGCCCTTGTCGCCTTTCGGGCCGCGAGGGCCGGGGCTTCCGATGTTCACGATATAAACAAGCGGCCGTTCGCTGGCGCCGATTGTGTAGACTACCTCGGCCATTTTTTTACTCCCTTATGATGGTGGGGCTGATCTCAATAGTCCCCTGGAGGGCTCTATCTTCGTCCAGCCTGACCTCGATATAGAGGCGGCTCGTTTCCCTGTGGTGTTTCCCTGGGGCTGGAATTGCGGCCGTCTGCGTTGCGGTGAGGTTGAGCCTAAAATTCCCTCCAGGACCGTCTGTTATAGTGAATAATGGTGCGGCCAGGATCTCTCTGGATTTGGCGCTGTCCTTTATGATGCAAGCTCCGATCATGTCACTTATATCAACGGGGGTGTCTATCCCGTCTTCCCGTTCGGATACGTTGACGCTGATCTCCCAGGGAGAGCCCTGTAGAATGCCGTTTCCGTTCACAACAGTGAGATCAATCGTTGCGGGTTTTATCATTGGATTTCTCCTTCTTGTCCAACTCCGGTCGGTATAGGGCCGATCGCTGCACGTTGTTTGCTACGTTGAGCCCCTGGGAGATTCCGGAAAGCGTGATAATGGCTGCGACTATAGCCTTGGAAATTGCCTGGGCTCCATCTCTGTCGATTGCTATGGTTACGAAATAAACCGCCAGGACGCTGACCAGGCTGGACCAATAGGTCGCGGCCTTGGTTAGCGGGTTGAATTTCACTCTCTTGCCTCCTGGAAATGGGCGGGGTCCTGCTCATCGCCCGGCCATGTATATCCCGCCTCGATGCCATGCCGGGCGGCAATCTCGGCCATTCTCGCCCAGCCTTCCCATGCCTTCGGAGCCCACCAGATCTTCCCCTTCTTGGTCGGCCAAATATCGAGGGCCTTCCCCTCTATATGCCTGCTCTCCATGGTCCACGTTACGGGCTTGATTGCTTCCCGTGCGTCTATTTCGTAAAGTGCCGCCCGTTTATAGAGGGCCTGGACAAATTTCACGGCCTGCTTTCGGTACTTGGCCGGCGCATAGCTAGCCAGGAGCCTGGAAAAATACGCGATCTGCGTATTCTGGCTCCGTAGGGTTTCTAGGACGATGAAACCGTCAGAGCCCATGCATTTAAAATTGCTCGTGTTCGCTTTCAGGTCTGCGATAAATGCCCAGGCTTTGGTTCGGAAAGGCTCGGCGAGATCTTCTATTTTCGTACTCATTCCCGGTGCTCCCCGGCTGCTGACCGCGCCGGCGTTTGGACTGTGGGCGGGGCTATCTTGTCTATCCTATCTTTTATGTCCCGGATCATATCGGTGAGGTTATCGATTTTTTCGTTTATCTTGCCCAGGTCAACGTCGGTGCTATGGGTCTTCCCCTCTAGGGTCTTGATTTCCTTCCCCTGGGCAATGACTTTTTCCTCTAAGGCTTTGATCTGCGCGTTGCGCTCTCCCTCTTTCACGGCGAGTTGCCTCCTCTGATGTAGCGTTGCCCAGATAGCGCCTATCGCAGTTGCTATCGCTAAAATCTGCCCCACTGTGGCAAGATTTATGGTTATGTTCATTCCCCGGTTTCCCTTGTTAAGGTTTCCTTTATCTTCTTTGCTAAAAAAACGAGCCCGTTTACAATTTGTTTAAAAATCCAAGTAGCAGCCCTGCCTAGCATTACTCCTCCTATGACCATATATGACCCCCGTCCACGGACCCGTAGACGCCAGGACAGCGGAGTATTCCTGATTGGCCATCCGACTCAGATTCATTCCTGAAAGAGTATCTTCCCGGGTTTAATGGTGTCGCCTTTCCGGGTCGAAGAATTTCGATATAACTGCCGTTATAATACAGATCTAGGACAATATTGGTGCTTTGCATGTATACGGTGATTGATTTGTAAACGGTAAATAACCCAGACCGCTGACCGCTATCAAGACTCCCTGATGATTTCGAAGCGACAGGGGTTGAGTCGTCGTCAATTTTTGCAAGGTCGAATCCATAATTTGTGGTCAACTCGTTCCCGAGGAATGTTTCTAGGCGGTTTGTTTTTAATAGCGGGGCGTCAATGTAGTCGCCTGCTGTTATGGCTCCGCTGGCTGATAGCCCGTCGATCTCAACGATTGCGCTGGTCCCTGAATTAGCATCCGTCCCGGTTTTATATATTTTCAGCTTATTCGGGTATTCAAACATTATGCTTAGGCCGCTGTATGGGTCCCGTATTACTGGGTACCCTGCTACCGAAATGTATTGTTGCAGCCGCTCGCGCCAGGCCCCCCCGACTGCTTGCAGAAATCTCAATACCTGAATTTCACTCCCAAATAGGCTATATCCTCGGGCGATCTGGATTTTTTGCCCTGTCGGGGCTCCTGTGAGGTCGTGGGTCCCTACGTTTATTCCGTCGCTATCGTCGGCGCCGTCGCCGTCATTGCTGACGCTGACTCTTTTATCTGTGCTCCTAATGAAAAGCCCGGTTATGCTTCCAGTTGCGGTTATGTCCTGGGCGAAAATAAACCGCGCCAAAAGGATTTCGAAGGCTACGCTATCCGGCGCATAGTTCGCACTTGTCCCGTAGGCGTCGCTTATGGTATTTCCGGCGCTGTCCGTCCTGACCGTGGCTGTTACGGCCGATAGAATATAAAGGAAGCAGCGGCCTACCTGGTCCGGCGTCGGGGCTAGGACCTTCTCCCATTCTTCGCCCGAAAATTTATAAATTCCCTGCTCTGCGGTTTCGGTCGAATATAGGACGGCGAGGTCTGCTTCATTCGCTCCCGGGATACTCTCCCGGTAGGAATATGGATATAGCCCAAGACAACGCGGCAGGCTGCCCATAATTTCTTGGCTGATCTGCTGCCCCATTCCAGCATAAATCGCTTCTTCTAGGGCCGTTTTCGCGGTGTAGTATGCCGACCAGGCGCTGTCGTATTCCGTCCCGGTGATCTCCTCCGTAATGGTCATTGCCTCATCTGCCAGCCATGCCGGCGTTGCTATCCCGTCCCAGACTGCTCCGGCGTTTAGGTATACTCCGAGGGCGTGGAATGCGTCGTCATAGGCGGTTTTTTCTGTCGTTATTCCCAGTGCTGTGGCTTGGGCGTCTAGCGCGATAAGGGTGTTTTTAGCTGTCGTAAAATCCCGGCGGGCTATAGCTTTTTTGGCCGGGGTCAGTCTGTCAGGGCTGTTTTCATCGTCCAGGCGGCTTTGGCTTGTTCCGGCCGATGCTGCCAGGGTCTTTAGGCTATAGCCATAGCGGGCGAAATAGTTTCTGTTTTTTAGGGTTACACGTACAGAAACTGCATTATGTCCCATGCTCGTAATCGATCTTTCTACGACAACAAAATAACCCGACGATCCAACAGGCCAAATGTCATCCGAATAGATTCCCCATTCTGTATACAGGGCGCTTTTTATAAGATCATGGCAAACGCAACTAAGGGTTATTTCTTCTTCCGCGTGTTTCTCTGCGGTGGCTATGGCATCAAGACTTGCAGCAGTTGGGTTCCTAATCGATGAATCAGATTTTAAATTTTCGATCTTTCCGCTAGTACCGGAAAGTGCCGCGATAGCGGCTAGCGCTGTAAAGTTGGTATATGTCCCGGTGATTCCCGCCGAGGCTCCCCTGACGATCTGAACCGTCCTAAGATCACCGTAAGACCTGGTTTTCGTTATTTCCGTAACATGGGTTGGAGCATCAACGGTAGTGAATTCATCCCGTATCAGAAAGTAAAATTTCTTGTCCGGGCTTATGTAATAACTAGCACTTCCGACTTTTTCGGCGAGTTCGTCAAGAATCTCCGATACCTTCGAATACGTCTTTCGATAGGCACTGATTTGTTCAGTGATCGCGGAAATTCCGCCAAGGGCAATCCCCTCTTCGGCTATGTAGTCGGTAAAAATATCGGTGATGATCTGATCGATTCGCTGGTTATACCAATTTCGCTTTACCAGGCGGAAATTGAAAATGACTTCAATCGATTGGATATCGATGGTATAGCGGCGGGGTTCGTATCCGGTGGATGTTGGGGGATCCTGAACGGTAGAGATAATGCCGTAAAAAACCGGGGTTTCGTCAATCAATATCTGGGCGGCCTGAAGAGGTTGCGGAATAGGATTGGTTTCCTTCAAGATCGATACCGTAGAAAGAGAAACAGCACCGGCCTGTTGTCTGATTATAAAATCATCGGCAGCCCTGTATGTGGTCCCGGATATCTTAACTTCAATTGCCATAGGCGGCCCCTTGGAATTCGTCGGAGAATTGCCAGGCTACGCGGCCAATTTCCCGACCGTCTACCTTAAGCTCTCCGGTGGCGGTGATGTTTAATTGAACGGGCGCGGGGCTTATGGCTCCCTGCCCAACGTTTCCAGCTACAGAAACCGGGCCGATGAAAATGCCGTTTGTCCTCGCCTGTTCGGCTATCCCCGGTTCGAGGATCATTTCCTTATTGTGGATCCGGGCTAACTGGTCCCCTCTTACATTCAGGGTCCCAACGTCGTAGGAGCCGAAAGTCGTGTTGATGACTCCCGTAGCTACTTCAGCCGCGATGGCGGCCTGCTCATAGAGTCCGGCTAAGCGGTCCTTTAGGGCCTGCAGCTTGTCGGATGAAAAACCTCCGGCAATCCCGGCGGCTATTTCTTTTCCAATGGCCGCAGCCTCGGCGACGAAGGCGTCTGTGAACACGGCGGCCTTGATCACGCTCTCCGTGATATATTCCTGCATTGAATAAAGGAAATCTTCGCGGGTGAATCCTTGGGTCAAGCCGTCGATGATCTTGCTGGTGATGTTTGCACCCATATTCTTCAGCTCATCGTAGAAGTCAGCAATTTTATCAACGACTTTTCGCAGCACCTCTGCGTATGCATCCCCTGCTTTACTTGCAAGCAGGAAAAGGTTTCGGTTTTCTTTCAGGGCTTCGTTTGCATCTTTTAATTCAGAACTTGTTTTCGCGTCAGTAACAGTGCTGATGGTTATCGTCTGCAAAAGAGAAGCACTGGTATCCATTTTTTGAATTTCGTTTATTTCACCTATTAGCCAACCAAGCGCTGCGTTGATGCCTTTGATGATCCAATTCATCACGCCCACTATGGCGTTATATATCCAGCCAAAGGCCTTAATAATTGCATTTCCAATTGGAACAACAAGCCCGTTGTATAGTTTGACGAATAGATCAGAGATAAAGGTGATAACAGGGGTCAATAGTTGTATGGCAGGGGTAAGTATTTGCCCTATCGTTTCTCCAACAAGGCGCAGAATCCTTACCAGGGGCTCAAGTGTGTCGTTGATTACGGGACCTAGTACATCCATCATCGAGCCGATGATTGTCTGAATTGGATTCAAGATTTCCTGGACTGAACTTAAGGCTGTAACAGTAGACATGATTTCTGAAAGGCTTTTGGAAAGAACTTCGATAAGCGAAGTGAATCCAGCCGCGGCGTTCCCAATCTCAGTACCGCCGGAGACTTCGCCTTTTTCGTCCTTAGTCCCAACTATGCCGACATCCTGCCAAGGGGCAAGGGTTGCCTTCCGGGACATTTCTTCGAGGTATCTTGCGTATGATCCAGCCCAGATGTCAGCTCTTTCCTGCTGTTTGTCAGCCTCGGCAATCTGCATCTCTCTGATTTGATCAGCTATCGACGAAGCAGGCTTTATCCCTTCAGGAACGACTCCAGACTGTCCAAAGGTAGGCTTGCGTTCTTTATATTCAGCCTCCATCGCGTCGAGAGCTTCTTCCCACATTTTTTCTAGGGCATCTTCTACAGTTTTCGCCTTAGCCCAGGCAGCCATTCCTTCCCGATACGCTTTCCCGTACTCCATCGCCCCGGTCTGTGCGGCTTCAAGGGATGCAGGAATAATTACTTCAGAAATAAGTTGATCGGCGAGGTCACCGCCGTAAATTGAAACTCCTTCAGGAGTAATGCCAGACTGCCCTTTGCTACCGGGCTTAACGGCATATTCGGCGATCATAACCTCTAGCTTGGCGAGTTCGATTTGCTCGGCCTGCTCGCTTAACATAGCAATCTGGTCGGCGATAGAAGCCCCGCCTGCGCCTTCGCGCTGGTTTATGCCAGACTGGCCATATTGTGGGGTAGTGAATTCCTTTTGGAGTTCATCTAATTGTGAGGCAAGCTGTTCGATAAAATCATCGCGGGATACATAGTTTTCAATGGCGAGGCCAGACTGGCCCCTAGCCCCTGGTTTTGAAGCAAATTCCGCTTCAAGGGCGGGGAGGGATTCGTATGCTATTCGCTTTATGTCCTCATCGAGCGCGATCTTATCAAAGTAGGCTTTTCGTTCATCTCGATATTTCTGCCCCGACGCCATTGCATCGATCTGATCTTTTATTTGTGACTCTGACAGCTTTGTTGACTGAAGGACGCCTTTTTCAAATTGTTCGTACACCTGACGAGCATACTTGTACCCGGCCGCCGAATAAGGCCCGCTCGTTGGTGGGGCATATTTCTCAAGAACCTTTTCAATATCAACGCTTTTTAATTCAGCAAGCTTTTGTTGGGTTGCAACAATTTCGTCGCCAAGCGTCCGAAGCTCAGAAGTTCCTTCCTTGGTGTAATCCTTCAGGCTTGAAGCCAAAGAATCTCCGAGCGCAATACCCTTCTTAGAATCCTCAACGACAAAATCCGCCAGAAGTTTATTTCTAGCCTCGTACCACTTCTTTTCAATAGCCGCGGTGTCTTCCCCGTTCCGCTCGGCCAAGGCCTTTCTGGCCTTGTATTCGGTATCGAGATCCTTGAGGCGTTCTCCCTGAGAGTCGCCTTTGGGAATATAAGTATCAGTTGCCGTACCACCAGTTTCGATTGTTCCCGCTTTTTCCTGTTTTAATGGCTCGGGCCAAATATTATTGAGGGCATTTTTATAATAGTCCCGGGTGGGCTTTACAATATCGAGCCGCTGTTGTGCGTCATCAACAATCGCCTGTATTTTCGCTATGTCAAAACGAGTATACCCAAGGTATGTTTGTCCATCACGAAGAGTCTTTAATTTATTCAAAATCTGCGTATAGTTTTTTAGTTCTTTTTCTGCTTTCGTTACTTGAGATTCAAGACCGGGTAATTCTTCTCTGGCCTTTCTTTTTATTTCGGCTTTAGAAAGCTCATCCAATTTTTCAGCAAGAGTTCCGTTTGCGGCGGCAAGGTTGAGCGTATCGGTCGTAAGCGTCGGATACCGTTCATGGAGAGTCTTAGCGATCTCTGCCATGCGATCCTGCTCATTCGCCGATGGATTCACCTTATCATAAAGATTTTGGTATTCGTCGGCGAGCGCTTTTACCTCTTGTTGTGCCTCGTCAGATTTTTCAATTTGTTTTTTAAGGGCTTCATTGTGTGCTTCTTGTGCTTCTTTTGCACCAATGATCGCAACAACAAGCGCAGCGAGCGCCGCCCCAGCGAGCGCGTATGGATTCGCTGCTAGAGCGTTATTTACTGCCCACAATGCTTTTGCAAGAGCTGTTACTATCGTATGACCTTGCGATACCAGAACAAATGCCGCGACGCCTGCGGTAGCCGCGCCAAGCCCTGTAGCCAGCTTCATAAGGATTTCAGGTGCATTAGCATTTGCATTGATCGTGTCGAATGTTTTAGAGAGCCCTTCGATGAATCCAGTAAGCTCTCTTCTTGAAGGAGCCAGCGCCTCGGTGGCGAACTTCCCAATACGCTCGCGAAGTTCACTTACCGCGACGCCGAGCCTTTCTTTGATCGCAGAACTTGTATTATTCGCCGCCTCGGCTGCCCCGCCGTAGGTAGTCGCCAGCTCGTCCAGAATGATTTCTTGAGCCTTGGCAATCTGCCCGGTGTTGACTAGGTCTTTGAGGACCTCTTTCTGCTGAGCCGAGAACCTAAAACCCTGACGGGTCAAGGAATCGACACCCGCGATCGGATCGTCCAGCGCCTTACCTACGGCCTGGGCTGACGAAACCAGATTTATGCCCATGACTTTGGACATATTCAAAATCTGCTCGGCAGCTATGTCGAAGTTGTCACCTTTGATATTTTTGAAACCAAGGAGGACGTTCTGCATAGCAAGAACTTCCTCGTCAGCGTACCCGGTCACTTTTTGCAGTTTATCCGCAAGCGCTTGCTGCGCTTCAGCGGTCGTCCATGTTTCGGCGCCAGTGGCTTTGAGCGTCGCCTTATTGATGGCGATCGCCTTTTCCTGGGCCGCCCAGTCGTTCTCGACGGAATTGATGATTTGGCCTATCTGTTGAAACGCCCGCCCGATATCCTTTACGGCCTGAACGGGCCCCTGCATGAGATCGCGCATTTTCTGCGCGGCGTTTCGCAACTTCCCTTTTACTTGCTCAAGGTCTGGCCCGAGTTCGCTGTCATCGATTTGAGTATTAAATCGGATCGTACCGTCGTATCCCTGTATCATTCCGCTATCCCCAAAAGGCTGTCAAAGAGCCCGGTCATCACATCGGGTGCCTCTTCGAGTTGGTAATACTCTTTGAGTCTGGCAAGATTATTCCGCTCCGCCGGTGTCATGTGCTTGGAATATTCTCGCCTGCGTATGTCGATTACTGCGGACAACTTCGTCCCTTCATCCGGGAGTCCTTCGAGCAGCTCGCAAAAGATCCACCAGTGGATCCTGGCCTTTCGCAGGTTGATTCCGTACACCTGAAGGAATGCCGCATATATCCGGCCAGAGTCTTCCAGGAGGTCAAAAGCTTTCACAGGCTTTGCAGCGTCGGCTGACTCGTCTTCCTCTGGTTCCGCTCCGCGGTTAATGAAATACCGCAGGTGCGCGGCCAGGTCTTCCAAATCTTCCCGCAGGATGCTGTCGCCGTAGAACATGGAAAGGCCCAGGATGGTTTTGTCCTGGTCTTCGATGTCCTGGTCCTTGAGTAGGCGCAGATATGCCAGGACCGTTCGGTAATCCGTATCGAGCCGGTAATCCCTCCCGCTGACAGTGATAGTCTCAGGGGGCCGGTCGATGAGTGGGTTAAACCGTCTCCGCATCCTCGGGAGCCTCGACCGGACGAATGGATTCTTTCTTTATCTTGGCGCCGGCGCTTTTAATCTCGTCGGTGATGAAGGCGATAAGGTCAACCATTTCGAGGATGTCGTACCCAGATGCTTCGAACAGCTCGTCGAATTTGCCGGGCATGACGGCTTCGACTACTGCCTGCTCTTTCTCTTTAAAGAAGTCGAAAGCCTTTTCAATGTCGAACAGGGTATCCTTCGGGAGGGCGTTAAAATCCTCGGCGTACTTTTGCACGTCCCGCGAAAGCGAGGACACCTTCTTGATGTAGTCCCAATTCGAAGGGCTGCAGTTAAACTCGTAGACCTTCCCGCAAATATTGACGCTGTGAATGTGTTGTTTTGGTTTGAACGAAAACTCTTTCATGAATCAGTCCTTAGTAGGAATAGGGCGGGGGTTTTATCCTCCGCCCTTGGATCATCAGGCCGATTTAATGTCTGCGGCCTGTAGCTGTACGCTAGAGAATTTGACAACGTGTCGGTAAACGTCTAACTCATACATGCCCAAGTACTGTCCTGCGGTGGCGGGAATGTCCTGGCTCGATTGATAGATCACTGCCTGGAGGGCATACTGACGAGCTTTGACCGTTTTGGGAGAAGCGGTGAGCCTGTAAGCAAGGAGATTTCCTGCTCCAGTAGGGGCCGCAGTGAAGCTTGTAGTCCCGATAACCGAACCAATGGCAACGGTGGACGTCAACGCGGGCGCTGCGACAGGATCGGTCTTCGTAGGTTTCCCGTTAAGGTGGATTTCGAATCCAATAGCTGAGGAGCTATTAGCGTCGCCTCCGGGAAGCTGGATGTTGGCAATGGTGCACTCGCCGGTGATTACGGTCCCATCGGCGCCAGTAGCCCTAAAATTGGTATGCCTTGCGGCACCGAGATCAAGGGCCTTCGAGAAGATAAAATCCTGTGCAGGGTCGCCGGGAATTCTGTCTCCGGAGAAGGTGTGCACCAGCTGAAACCCGGTGACTTCGGTGGTCTGTCCGCCGTTACCATCGAGATACGCTTTTTGGTCAAGCTTCTCGTTGGTAGCGGGACTCGCGGAAACAAGCCCTGCCCCGAGGCGGACCCAGGTGCGGGTCGGTCCCTCTGGGGTGGTGTCTATCTCAAAAAGGTTCTGGAAATTCAAAGGAGCGCTCATACTGTATCCTCCTGGAAATAAACCAGCCTAAAAGAGCTGGTATAGGTTCTCACTCCAGCTTCGTCCTCCCCTACGGGTGACGGCCGTGTGACCGCGTTCAATCTCCCCTCGGCAACGCCGAAAAGGTCTGAAAAAACGTCAAGATTCAATGCACTTACAATCGCGGCGAGTGTTTTCCTGGCCGCTTCGGGATTCTTTGACCGGGCGTAGTATGAAAAATCGAATTGGGCCCAAAAGCTGCCGGTCAGATAACGGCGGGTAATGACCGGGCTAGGGTCATGTCGGCACATCAGCTCGTCATCGATGTCCCCAGGGAAGAAATCCTC